ATGGGTCAGCGTTAAGTATTACTGGCCCAGTAGATGTCATCCCGCCAACGGTTATTGCATTAGTTGTGGTGTTGCCATCGTTAGTTACGTCATCGAGGGTAATGCCAGCAATTGATGCATACGCAGCAACCCATGCCGCGCCATCATAGACCTTCATGACATCGGTTGTTGAGTTGAAATACAAGGCACCAGTAAGTAGTGCATCGCCATCGTTGTCTAAAGTAGGGTCATTAGCCTTGGATCCTAGATAGCGATCATCAAAGTTGTCATATGACGCTGCTGCATTGGCTTCTGATGTGGCCGCTGCACTGGCGGAGTTTAATGCGTTAGTTTCTGACGTATTAGCATTAGATGCTGATGCTGCGGCGTTAGTCTCACTGGTAGCTGCGTTAGTTTCTGATGATGCTGCATTTGTTTCTGATGATGCTGCATTGTCTTCTGATGTTGCTGCCGCCGAAGCACTATCTGCCGCATTAGACGCGCTAGTGGCCGCATTAGTCTCCGAAGTTGCCGCATTAGTTTCTGATGTTGCGGCATTGGTTTCGCTGTTAGCTGCATTGGTTTCCGATGTGCCAGCATTAGTCTCTGAGTCGGCAGCATTAGACGCTGACCCGGCAGCTTCACCAGCTTTTGTTGTCGCAATACCGGCTTGTGTTGTCGCGATACTGGCCTGAGTTGTGGCCGTACTAGCCTGAGTTGTTGCTATTCCAGCTTGAGTTGTAGCCGTGGTTGCATGGCCTTCTGCCGCATCCCTGTAACCAAGGGTTGTATTTCTATAGCTAAGAGCATTGTCTGAATAAGTAAGTGCAGTGTCACGAGCGCCTTCAGCAGAACTCTGAGCATCTATAGCTTTTTCTTTGTGGTGTAACGCTGAGTATCCAGTAGTGACTCCATCAGATAAAGTAAACTGAGAGTCTTCTGGATTGATTGCTAGTTTCTCAGCATCATCACTAGAAAAGCCAGCATTATTTTCTGCTGTTTGTGCTGCATCTCTAGCAGCCTGAGCAGCTATCCTTGCATTGTCAGCGGCAGTAGCACTTCCGCTAGAGAGAGTGGCGCTATCATTAGCTTGAGTTTTGCTAAGAGCAGCGGCCTGAGCCGAGTCAGAAGCTTCTTGTGCTTTTTCAATAGCGGTCTGGGCGTAATCTGATATTTCTGACGCATAAGAATCAGTGGTTGAACTGCCACTTCCACCCGTACCACGGTAAATAGCCATTAAGCACTCCTGATAATAAATAGAAGGTGGCCCTTTGAAAGGGGGCCACCAAAACCTTTAGCAGTGCTTACTCGTCAAATACAGCCAGAACGAGGCCAGCTTCAGGACGATACACTTCAACACCGTATAGAGTGTCTGCTGTGTACAGAGTCGATAAGAACTCTTGCTTGTACTGAGTCTGCGAACGTACAGACATCTGCTCTGCGTGGACGATAGCGTCTTTGTGGAAGAACAAGCAGCCACGGACGTTAGCCTCAAGAGTAGGACAGTTGCTAGATACGTAAATATCAACACCATAGATGTTGCCGATCAGACCAGACTTAACAGTGCGGTCATCGCGGAAGTCACTAGATACGTAACGATCAATACCCATTACTGTCTTGCGAGCAGCAGGTGGGATGATCAAGCAGCGGTCTTCCATAGGTACGTCAGCGTCATCAAGAATCTTGATGGCTTCACGGAAGCCTGCGTCTGTGAAGTTGTCGCCAGTAGCTACAGTTCCAGCAGCAAAGACATCTAGGCCAGCAGCGGCGTTAAAGTACAGGCTGTTGCTGTTAACCCAGTCAGCGCCAGTAGGAGCAGCTAGGTCAAGAGTTCCGTCACCAAAACCAGTAGCGGCATTCATCAGGTCAGTATCAACCTGAAGTGAAAGCGCATAACCAGCGTCAGAAGTGTAGAACTGACGGAGGCTGTTTTGAGCCTGAACGTCAACGATGTCCTCGATAAAACGTGAGTACTCGAAGTGACGATTAATAGAGATTGTCAGTTCTTGCTCTGTGTTTGCCTGGATATTAACCTTCTGGTTTTCTTGCTTAACAGAAGCAGCGCCACGAAGAGGCTTAGGAATGTGAATCAAATCTCCTTTCTTACCAGTCATAGAAAGCTTCTTGACCAGAGGAGACATCTTCAAGTTCTTTTGGTAAGCGGCAATTACTTCATCACTCCAGATTTCTGGAATGAAAGTATTCGCCTCTGTTTTGCCGACAATTCCGGCCGCATCAGGATATAGTGCCATGATAAGTTTCCTTTATAAGCTAGTAAACTCTCCCCTCTGCGTATGCCTGAAGTATATCGGGCGATAATGCTGTGTAACGCTCAGGGTCGGTTTGGATAAGTTTAATAATATCAACACGACGGTATCTTTTTTTCGAAGCCGTTTCCGCTGTTCCTCTGGCATTACCTGTACTTGCAGATTTTAGCTGCTGTTTACGGGCTTGCTTTTCAACTGCAACAGTTTGCTTGGCAACGCCTGCGCGNTCCTTCCACAAACTAAACAGTTCATCGGCAGCATCGTAATCATACGACTGGTCTGCTTGTACAAATAATTGAGTCCTAATTTTTGATGACTTAATCCACTTAGCAAAATTATTGTCATTCAGGATTTCTTCCATTTCAGGATGCTTACCCTGAAGCTGCGATAAAGCCGTCTGACGTTTATATTGCTCAGTATAGGTTTGAGCCTCTTTTATCTTAGGGTGATTATCAATTTGCCGTTGTACAGCCTCTAACGGGTTTAGAAAAAAATCTACCTCGTCTTCTTCTTTCTTTGGTTCAGGTGCTTTTTGCTGCGAGAGTTGTGCCTGGATATGGTCGTCAACAACCTTACGTAAGTCACCAACCTCTGAGCTTTGTTTGCCCAAAAGCTTTTCTGCCTCTTGATGCATCTGAACAACCTCTTCAAGAGATTTGTTCCTATACTTCTCCGGCAATTCAGGAGCTTGAGCTACCTCTTCTTGAGACTCAAAATCTTCCTGCTGGTCAAGTACTTCAGCTTCGTTAACGTCTTCTTCCGTGCGCTCATCTATGAGTTGTGCTCTTGACATTATTTAACTATCTCCGCCTAATGGTTATGGAGTTTACTTTCTGCCAGCCATTTCGTGTTCTCGCACCCACTTCATGTGGCGACCAGGGAAATCCCCGGACGCACCCTCGAGTACGCACTTCGTGGCTGACACCACTTTTGTAGCTTCAGCGCCACAACTACACCTGCTAGTCGTAACGCCTCCACTAACAAAATCTTCAAAGAGGTGACCCTCAGTACACTTAAAGTCGTATACCTTAATCATCCTCTTCATCTTCCTGCATGGCCTCTTCATAGGCACTTAGAGTTATTGACTCTAAGTTTATGAGGTGACCTAAAACATTTAACTGACCCTTTCTAAAGTAAAGGTCATTCTGGTCTTTTATTGATTCAATAGAGCTAACATTTTCTGCGTTCTCAGATAACTCTTCAATTATCTGCTTCCAACCCTCTGATCTAAAAAGGTCAAAGTAAACGTTATAGTAATGCTCCAAATCTCTATTCATATCAATTACTTAGGTCGATTACCGGTTTTGTTCCATTGATTCATATAGGCGCGGAGGCTTAACCCTGATCCTTTTAGCTGCTCGGCAGTTACGTTAGCCATCTCTTTGCCTTTATGGGTAATCGTCTTTGATGTTCCTACACCAAATTTAGATACGCCTGCTTTTGGTTTAGCTGCCGCTGGCTTTGCTGCCGCTGCTTTTGGCTTTGCTGCCGCTGCTTTTGGCTTGGCCTTTGGCTTTCGCATCGCGGCTGTGCCGAATACCTCTCCCGGTGAAATCTTTTGTGATGGGCGCTTTCGACCGCCGCCAGGCTTAACCATTGAACTAGAAGATGATGCCTTTGGCTTTGCTGCCGCTGCTTTTGGCTTGGCCTTTGGCTTTGGCTTTGGCTTACTTTCCATTTCGGCCATACGCTTGTCGCCAGCCTTTCGCTGTGATGCGGTTCCAAATCGCTCAAGAAAAGTCTTGCCGCTCTTTTTGGTTTTCTTCATGCCGCCTGATCGTGGGCTGTAAGCCATTGTCATTTCCTTTTTTAAGATAAAATAAATACATCTTTTACTTTAATTAAAGTATTAAATCAATAGCCTTTTTTAACTGATTTCTTTAGGCACTTGCCAGCTTTTTTGCACTTGGCTTTTGTCTTGCATGATTTGCATGGAGTCATTGTCAGTTTCTCACTTTGATTGAGTTTTCTTTACTGCCATTACCATTTCACTTTGTCCGCCCAGTAAGCCGCAGACATCTTGCCTTTGGAGATATTCTTAGCATGACGAGCCTTAAAACTTGCCCGCTTCTTCTTCATCTTATCACCCTCACCAGACTTTGGCTTGCCTGCGGTCTTTGCGCCTTGCTCGCCAAACCTAATGGTTTTAACTTTGTCGCCTTCTTTGGCTACCACTACGTGACTTTTTTTGGGGTGACTTGGGGTTCGCTTTGGCTTGTTGTAGCCGCTCACTCCCGCTCTCTCCAGCCTCGGATCTTTGCTCACTGATACTCTCCTCTATACTAGATACCCTATCTATCAAAGCGTTGTGGGAATTAACTAGGCTAACGATAATAGACTCTAGGTCTTTTAGCTTTGAAAGCATTAGCGATCCCTTCCGCCAGGAATGTTAACCCCACCCCTTGGACCTTGCGGACCTCTTGGGCTTGAGAAGCCTTGCATATCCATCATTGGATTTTGAGGTGGCTGGGGCGCTGGTGAGGGCTGCTCCTGTCTTTGCGATGGCGCTACTCCCTCAAGCTTTTTCTCTTTCAAGGCAATATCAGCGACTCTTAGGCGGCGTTCAAACTGCTTGTCATCCTGATCGCCTTCCTTGAGGTTTCGAGTAATTGCTTCGATCTTTTCGATCTCAAGCTCTTGGGGAGCGAGTTGAGTTTCAACCGTATACTTCTGCGCTCTTGCTCTTGATTCTTCGGCTTGTGCGGAGATAGCTGATGTCTGCGCCTGCTGGAATGCAAGCTGTGACTGCTGCTGTTCTTGTTGAGCTTGCTGCGCTTCTGGGTTTGGCTCGCCTGCTTTTGCAAGCGCGGCGATAAGCTCTTCCCGATTTGACAGGTTCATGTTCTCAACAATACTTTGTATTAAGACAGGGTAAAGCGGACTATCTTGTTGCATAGTCTGCAATAGTTGAGTCAGTTGAGTTACCTCGTACTCACGAGCAATGATTCCCAACGTAGAGGAAGCATTAAACTTGTAGTCTTTTACTGGGTAATTCTCTGGGTCAAACTGCATGTAGCGATGAGCAGCCTTGGTTACAAACGGCAGCAAGAAAGACTGCTGGAAGTTTATAAGGGTGCGTTTATGTCGCTTAATAACTGCGCCAAGAGACATAGAGATCCCAGCAGCAGTAGCTTCGCCATTGACCTGTCCAGCGATCCCCGCTGAATCGACTGCTCCAGTTGCCTGTTGCACCATTTGCTGTAACGCCGCAGCTTGTGCAAAGGTGACTTGTCCAACTTGTCCAAAGTTAAAGGGTTGCAGTACTTCACGAGGGTCTCCGTTAGTTAAAATCATTTTGCCCGGACGTATCTCTGGCTTAGCCCCTCTAGGAAGGCGTGTAGCGTCGATAGCGAGCATTGGGTGGATGGTTAGTGCTAGGGCATCAATACGTGCCCGAATCTCTGTGTCAAGCGCTTTCTGGCTGTTATAGCCCTTCTCACAAACGCCACGTCCCCAGAAGCGACTGGGAACAACATCCCAAGGGAACGCAACTACAGGACGATCCTGCATCATGTAAGGGTTAGCTTCAGCTTTCAAAAGCGTACCGCCGTTAGCTATAACGACAACAGCCTCAACGTACATAGCGTCGCTGTCAACGTCATCTACTTCTTGCTCTAGCAGGTCACGCGGAACAAGTCCGTAGTACTTTGTTAGACGAACCTTGTCGTCAGTGTACATAGACAGGTCTTGGTCTGGCTCTAGGTTAGTGTCAGGAGCAGCAGTACCAACTAAAGTTTCTTTGTAAACGCCCTGCTCTTGCAACATCTGAACGTGGTGTAGGCTTACGAACTCGTCAATAGCCACACCCATAGCGTCATCTACAGACGTAGCGATAGGATCAATCAGGAAGTTTTGTGGCATAACGGGCTTAAGACGCACAACTACGCGGTCTTCGATGTTAACACCCACTGCCTGTAGCTGACCATCCATGATAGGCTGGGTAGCCGGTTTCATTTCTTTTTCTTCTTCGATAATGATCTCACCAATGCCTGTACCAAATACAGCGGCGTTGATAAGACATTCGGCTACAGCCTTACGCACCATAGTCTTTTCAAAGTCTTCAGACAGTTTGTTGCGTAGATACATGATGTCTTGACGCTCAGGATCATTCATGTCATCAGTGATGTCAAACCACTTACCACGACCAAACGTAGCTTCTTCTAGCTCAGCGACGTTAGATTCAACGGCTTGCTGTAGGGCGGGTGAGATAATACGTGATCTTTCTGAGTCACGCATCTTGTCTGCTGGATCCCAGATGCCACGCCACAGTCGGTAGTACTCATCGAACTTCTGTTCGTAGTTAGACTCGTAGTGGTCGCGCCAGTCTTCGCACTTAGACATAACCCAGTCTTCTAGGTTGCCTTCGATCATCAGTGGGTCAAGATCGTATAAATTTTCGTCAGCCATGTTAATATCCCGCTATAGCGTCAATAAGTTCTGGTTCATCAAACTCAAGGTCACCGATGCCGTAAGGAACCTGAGCGAGTTGATCTATGTATGCTAGTGAGTCAATAAGGTCGTCGTGCGTTAAAGCATCCGGGAACTGAAACAGTTGGTCAAGAAACCTAGCGTTCCATTCCCCTTTCTTGAGTGTTATAACACCATTCTCAAATCGACCTTGTAGTGCCCACATAACTCTATCGGTTTTCTTTTTGTTGCCGTGGGTAAGCTCCTCAACTCGGAAGAACTTGTTGTATTTCTTCTGTAAGTCCATAAGGGGTGACATAACAGCCTGTTTCGCAATTCCCCTTTCGATGCCAACAGAGACAGGATTATAATCACGAACAGCTTGGAAGATCTTCGTGGCTGTCTCATTTAAATCCCAACGTCCATAGATAATGTTCTCAACAAACCAATCACCGTTATCGCACACCTTACAAACAGATATGGCTGTTTCGTCTAGCCTAGAGTTCTTACTGCGTCTCTTTCCTACTTCCTCAAAGCCAGCCAAGTCGATAGCGATGTAGTAGTCACCTTCGTTAGTAGGCTCTTCACCGAACGTAACCCACTCTTCTTTAAACATCTCTGAGCCTTTAGACTCAAACGATGCCATGAACTCTTGACGGAAAGCGTAGGACGACATAGAGCGTTTAGCTGCGTCAATCTCCGCTTCTTTTAAAAACGGATTGTCGTAACTTGTAAAGTGCCACGAACGCCACTCTTCGTCTTCTGACAACTCCGAATACTTAAACAAGTCGTAGAAGTGGTTACGGCCCTTTGGCGTACCAATGAAGATTGCAGGGGCAGTCTTATCGGCACAAGCAGGGCGTAGAATCTCTTCCCATACTTCTGACTTAATGTCAGCGTATTCGTCCAGTACTAGGTAGTTAAGTGAAACACCACGCATAGTATCGGGTCTGTCTGCACCACGTAANCCTATCGTCTGTCCGTTTACTAACTCAATGTCGAGGTTGTTAATGTGCGCCTTTTTAATAACAGCGTGGCCGAGATCGAGAAGTACACGCCACATAATCTGTCTTGCCTGACCTTGTGTAGGCGCGACGTAGAACGTCCAGCTTCTTGGATCGTCACTCTGAAGTGCGTTTATTAACAGACTCCAAGCAGCCAGATAGGATTTACCACAGCGACGACCAGCAGCAACAACTTTAAAGCGAGTAGTATCACCAAACACCTCCTGTTGCCACGGCGTGAACTGTACGTCTAACTCCAAGTTACGCCCCGTTGAAGTTGTTAAAGACGGCTGGCGCTTCTAACAGGTCGAATGTCATAACAAACTCCATGTCACCTGCTGATGTTGTAAACGCCTTTACCGAATCTCCCGGCTGTAGTACAAACACAGCGTCACTTAACAGGATGTAGTCTTTAGCTGACACGTTACCGCCACCTAAGATGTCTACGCGGGTGCTGTCGTGCTTGTCAACGTACAAACCAGCCCCGTTAGTAGACCCACCAAGATTAGTAACAAACAACATATTCCAATGTGCTACGTATCCGTTAGGGATAGTAACGATTGTCGATACATCTGTGGTGGTTACGTTAGCATTCTTCGTATATAACATCAGTATGTCCACATAACCGGAGGTGCGCCTCTCGTGTCTAAATGCACAAACGTATCTGCAACGCCTATGCCTGTAAAACCTAGTTTCATCGCTTCTTTTATTATTTTAAATCGACTTTTGCTGTCTAGTATTTGTATGTCAGCAGCAATACCCTGTGAATGTCTACCGGGTACAGCCTTAGCCGCTTCGATTGAGTGCGTAGGGTCACGATACCCACTAGTTACCTTAAAGGGGAACCCACAGTTAGCACGTAGTCCGTCTAGTAAGTGAAGGAAGTCTCTCTCCATTCGATTGTTACCTGTCTCTTGACAGTCAAACTCTTCAATCTTGAAGTACTTCACTAGCCTCTCCGTCTATTATATCACCACCACTAATGTTAGTACTACCAACACCAGTAATGTTGATCTGTATGGCTGATTTACCAGCCCCTTTAGTGATTTCTTGCTCAAAGGCTGATACAGGAGCTACCCTATCCATTACTAGCTTCCATGCTGCTGCTTGATTCTTATGATCATCGTCTAGAGCAGCATTAAAGATAGACTCTAGCACAGCCCTAGACTTAGGACTAGCCAGCATACGATCTCTGTAGTCGTTTATGATGGCTGCTGTGCCTTTAGGTCTACCTACCTTACCTGTTTTACCAGCTTTAGCTATCTCAGACTTCTTTGGACGGCCCCTAGAACGCTTAGTAGGCACGTTACCCTCAGATACACCTTCGGTCATGTGTAACCCTTATGTAGTCTTTAGTTGTCACCCGTCACCCCTAGTTGCTTAGTTAGACCTAATCAGTAACTATTGTAGTAAATACCTATTTGTTAAATTAAAAGTGTTTTACTACTAAAGCTGATCCTAAAGAAGGGGATCTGGATGATTAAATTGGACTAGGCGTTAGCTACAGGAGCCTACTCTGTAGTCTAAACTTTATTACCTAAGTAACTGCCTTATATTATATCATACTTTTTAGTAAATGTCAATAGATAATAGTACTTATTGTGACAAAGTACCAAAGAAAGGTATACTTAGGGGCGCACCAAAGTAGTGCATATAGTGTCATTTATTTCTTTTTTGTAGTCTTAGGGCCGCCTCTGGAAAACACGAGTTAAAACAAAGGGTTATTTATGTTAACTTTTGGTTCTTTTTTAGCTAATTTCACTCTTTTTTGTGCTTAGGAGGCTACAACAATAGTTTACACAAGTCAACCCCCTCCCCCCGTGGTCTTAACACAAGGCAACTCAAGGCGCTTCCCAAGTTTAACACAAGGCCACACCATAGGTCAAGGAATACTTGCGGTATTATTACCATTGACAACTAAGGTATACTATGGTAGCCAGCCACAAGGGGTAACACAAGGGGCAACACAAGTCAACGTGAATAATACCAAAGGAAAAAGTAGACATGTGTAGGCTTAAGTAGTACCCCTTGAGCACCACTTGCCTAGCACAAGTAACCACAAG